TCGTTTTAAGTTTCTGATGTGAACATCAGATATATGATGTATGTATTTAATTTCCTTAAAAGGAATATTAATTTTTTTTCTTTTCAATTAAACCATCCCAAGTTTGTATTTCATTAATTCTCTAAAAGAACTTTCTTCTGTTAGATTTTTCATATCTGTAAATTTTTCGTAACCAATATCGTTTGGGTCTTTCTCTGTCATCTTAACCATATAAACTTTTATTCCTTCATTCATCAACTCTTCCACTATCTTCATACTATCTTTTAATGCATCATTATCAAGTGCTACATAAAGAGTTTTTACTTTCTTTTCTAAAATTTTTCTTTTCAAAGAATTCATAATTGTTTTACCAAACAAAGGAATAGAATTTATTTTAGTTGATATCGCATCTAGAGCTCCTTCAACCAATAATATTGGTTCTTCCCAGTTTACAAACAACTCAAACCCAACAATATTTTTAGGTGTTGGTGAATTTCTATATTTAAGTTTACTATCAAATACATCTCTACCAACAAAAAAGTTTAGTTTACCCTCACCATCATATGAAGGAATAATAATTCTGTTCGAGTATAGTCCATCTTCACAATAACCAATTGAATATTTAATCATATCGTCTTGTGAAACTCCTCGTGATTTTAAATACTTTAAAGCGTGTTTATAGATTGGTTCTTTGGACTCAATCCACATTGGTTTATATTCATTAGGTAATTTTACCTCTTTATTTGTTTTTGTATCAGGAACATATCTATATGAAACAAAGTCATCTGATAATTCTTTTAGTTCATCATAATGTTTTTTTGTTGCTTGTAGTTTTTTAAATAGTTGAAAAAGGTTATGACCACCCTCACCGGATACCCAACAATGCCATTTTCCACTTTTTATATTAATTTGTAATTTTGGTTTGTGGTGTGAAATAAAAGGACTCCACCACATATACTCATCCTTTTTTGTTAATTGTTGTCCTTGTGATTTTAATACTCTATTGAGTAGATTCACTATCTTCATCTAATAACTCTAATAACTTTCCAAATTCTAAAACTGCATAAGTTTTACTTCTGTTTCTTTTAAATATTAATAGTGGTATGTGTTTCCCTGCGTTTGTTTCGGCTTGTTCAAGAGAACTCCATATATTTAATTTCTCTTGATTTTTACATTCTGTCGCAAATGGAAATAATTTACGAGCGGCTGGTGATAATAGAACATCTTCACCGGAATCTCCCATAGTAGTTGAACGAACATCATCTGGTTCTAATTGTGTGAATTTTTCCAAGATTAAATCTCGGACGTTATTCTGTAACCTTTTACCTTTGTTTTTAGCACTTCTCGTTTTCATAACCAATAATAAATATAAGTGAACTTCTTGAAAATCAATTATTTTTTTTATTGTATTTTCTAATGTATTTATTTACTTCTCTTCTTGCCCATCTCTCAGCTGCTATCTCATATGGATTGTCATCGTGAAAATCTTTACCTTGATTAGCAACAATATCACCTGCTCTTTGGTACAATTTTACAAACTCTTTTTTACCATATCTTTTACTATCTTTAGCGTGATAAATTTCGTGTAACAAAGTTATTAAAAAATCTCTCATACTTGAATAATAAGGTCTTAATTTTATAATGTCTTTTTCAAAGTCATAATCACCTTTTGTTGCTCTTGTACTAAATTCTAATTTAGAAGATACCCTGTATTTTTTCATTATTTCTTTTGCTATTTGATTGAAGTCTACTCTCTCTAACAATATTACTTTTCCATCATCTAGTGAATAAGATTCCAAGTTTTCACCTCGTAACATTTTCTGTTTTCTTATCCAACTTTTAGCTATTGGTTTTTTAATAGGTTCTTTTACAAATTTATTGACACCTTGTTTAGCTAACATATTAAATCTTTTCTTTGCTTTTTCTTCATCAATATCTTGGTTGTTGTCAATAATTAAAAAGTTACTTCCACCAAACAATCCTTGGAATCCACCGATGTTCTTCTGAACTGATGCGTGTGATTGTTTCACAATACGTTCTGGTAAAACTCTATCTCGTCTTTCATTTCGATTTAGAGCTACTTCTAAGGTTGTATTGACGAAAATCATATAACAATCATAACCCAATTTTTCTAATTCTTTTTTCTCTTTTGCAATCTTTTTATAATCATCACCGGTTCCATCTATAATCATACCAAGTCTTCCGTCTTGATATAATCCTTTTCTTACTCCAGTTAATTCTTTAGAATAAGTTCTTAATCCACTATAATCATCAGACTTCGGGTCAGTTAGTTGTCTAAATAATTCGTCCGGTAAAGAATCTAAATTAGTTCCAAAACCATATTTCTTAAGTAAAAATTTTAATTCTTTATCTGAATTTACCATCTTCATACCAGTTTTAGATACATTTACTTTATCTGGTATTCCGAACAATCCTTTAGCTATATAAGTTTTACCACTTCCAGGTCCACCAGCTAAGAATACTGCTTTGAATATACCTGGGTCTTTGTATCCCTCTTTTATAATCATTGATTCACCATTCTTCGTAAATAGTTTCTTCATATGTTCATAATATTCTTCTTCAAGTCCAATTTCTACAAAAGATGCATAACCTTTTGGTCCTTGTCTACCTGACGCTTGTGAAGCTTCTTTTAATGGTATTCTGAATGTTGCTACTTTTCTTCCGTTGATGGTAGGCATCCCGTGTTCATCTTTACCAATAGATTTTACAATTGTTTTTTTGTTTTTAAACCTACCAGTTAAAATAGTATCACCAATTTTTATTGGTATGTTAATATCCTCTCTAATACTACGATTTAATTTTCCGTGAATTCTTGGTGCTTCGTTCATCTAATTATACCTTCTTTGGTTTGGATTTATACCCGACTTTTCTAATTTAGCTAAATACTTTTTATGTTGGTTTGCAGTTCTACCTTCTCTAGTCCATTTTTCATTGAGCTTCCGTCTTCGTTCTTTTTTATCTTTGGCTTTTCTATTTGGCATCTCTACATTTATAAATATAAAATTTTTATTTATTATCCATCGAATCTTACTACAAAATTAATATCAAGTTCTTTGTCGTTCTTAATAGGTTTAGCTAATTTACCGATAGCTACTAAATCATTATGGTCATCATATAAACCAATAGTTGTAACATATGGTGCAAAATCTGAACCTGTTACAAAGTCTTTTAATGAACCAGTTCCGTAATACCCCTCGTCGTTATACGAAGAACTTGCTGGCCATATTGTTCCTAAATTCAAATGATTTGTTGAATAAGTTTCATTTTCTGGAAATAAGTTAGCTGGAACTCCAAAAGCTCCTTTATTTTCTGGTGTTAGAGTTATGTTTGTACTATGCATAAATTCACCCTTACTGACATTACATTGTACTTCTCTTTCATAAATTCTTCGTGTTGATTTAAAAGTTATTTCCCAACCATCATCACCACCTGTATTACCAACATCTTTATATGAACCAGTATCTGTTATAACAACAAGACCATAATCATATAATATGTTACCTATAATGCTACCAGTTACTTGTCCACCACCACCAGATTTAAATGATTCTGATGCTACTGCGAAAGATGATGAATAATTATTATCATATAAATTACCAAGTCCGTCATCTTTTAAAGTGTAGGTTATATCTGTACTATTGTCACTAATTGTTACTGATTTGGGTTTTATTCCTTCCCCATAAAACTTTCTAGGGACACTAATGATTGATGCTGATTCGTGTAATATTCGTGATGAATAATTGTGTGTAAGTCTAGTGGGGAAATCTGATAGAGATGATGATACTATTCCTTTAACTAGTGAATGTGTTTTTTCCCAGTGTGTCAAGTCAACATTAGTATTATCTATAACACCTAAGTCACGATAGAATAAATTATTAATTGTAAAATATACTGGTATCTCATAGAATGTTGCTAAATAAGGTTGTTTATTCATCGAAGCTGAAATAGAATTGTATATACCAAAACTTTGTGAATTTGCTGTTGAGTGTTGGAAATTGTGGGTACTACCACTTATAGCACGAATACCATAAACTGAACTACCACTATCATTATTTGTGAATGTGAATTCCTTGTGGACTTCAAATGACCTGAGTGATACATCTTCCGGGTTTAGATTTTTGTAAATACCCATTTGTATAACTCAATTAAAAGTCTAATTTAACTTTAATTAGAGCTTCTCTACTTCTTGATTTTAATATTGGTTGACTTAGTTTTGCAATAGCTAGTGGTTCATTTGTGTCGTCACCATACATAGCTACCGTTGTGATGTAAGTTTTTGGGTCGGTTCTAAACGACTCTACTTTTACTTCACCAGAACTAGAAATATATGTTGGGTTTGTACTTGAATTAAATTCACTATTTTTTGCTCTACAAAAGAAATGTGTTGAACTAACGACTTCTTCTCTACGAGCTTGAAATAAAGAACCAGAATCTACAGCTTGAACCATTCTATGTAAACTATGTGATAGTCTTGAATTTATTACATTTGAACCTGTTTTGTTAGCTAGATAAAATAAAGGGTCTTGTTGTGGAACTGATAATGTATGAACATCAGCTACACTTCCAAGTTGTGTACATTGTAATCTATGAGCATTTATAATAAGTAATCCAAAGTCTGGATAAAACTTACCATAAGAACCACTTGCAGCTCCTTCAGATGAAGCGGCTGTATTAATAGTTGTGGAACCACCTTGTATGGAACCCGTAACAATGTTATATTCTGTTACACCAGCTGAAGTAAGTGGTGATGTATTTGTAGAACTATCATCGATTAGTTTAACTTTGACTGCTGACTTATGACCACTCAAATGTAATTCCCAATTTCCTGGGTCAACTTTTTCTCTCATACGACTTCTGTCAAATGATAAAGCATAAATATGTTGTTTTGTTACATCTGTTCCATTTTCAAAAGTAAATAATTCTGTTTCTGGTGGTTGGGTTAAATTTAACATCTGTCCATAGACAACTGCAGTATCTCTAGCTCCATCTTGTCCAGCTTTTCCTAACGAACCACTACCACCTTTGTGTCCGTATAAAATTGAAAATTGTTTTTCTGATGCGGAACCAGAAACATCTGTGTTAAATGCTTGTAGATAGTATTGTCCATTCGAACTAGACTGGACTGAAGATGTATAAATATTGTTAAGAGTTGATACTCCAGTTGACCATATTCCCGAAGAAACTGTTTGGTTTACCTCTCTTACGATATCATTTGATTCATCTAAATTTACTTTATAGCTCATTTCCTACTCCTTAGTTTCTTAATAGGTTAATTAGTTTTATTTGTGTCGTACCACTGTCTACACCTCTTATTTGAAGACTAACTTGTCTGTCTTGTGCTCCAAGGATAGATGCAGCTTTACATTTAATAGTAATACTTGTTCCTGTTGTACTAGTAGCTGATGTCGATGTTGTGGGTCCACCATATCCTTGTCCTAGACCAGCTCCTGCGTCTGATTGTTGTTGAGCGTCTGTACGAGCTCCACCACCAGCTGTTGCTATGGTAGCATATTGAGTAGATGATAATGTAAATTCATATAATTCTGATGCGTAGTTTTCTGTATTTGGTGTCCATACACCAATTGTGGTAGCTACAATTGAATCAGGTCCATTCGTTACTAAGTAAGGTGCTGTTCCTGTTTCTTGTGAAGGATTGTTTGTTAGAAAATATTTTACTGCTAAATTTTGATTTGGAATAGCTTCTAATAGATTCATACCCTCTATTGCAGCTCCGTAAAAATTTGAACCATTTGGATGTGTGACATCATACAATCCGTAATCTATCTCATCATCTGCTAATGCAAATTTTGTAATTTTAAACTTTCCTTCTCCTTGTGCTAATAACTCACGACCTTTTTTCGTTAATATAGCGTCTACTGTTATGGTTGTGTTATCTAAAACTCCCATTGTTACTCCTATTTGTGATTAAATTTTGATTTCATTGTGAAACACTTTGGTGTCAATTATAAATATATGAAAACTAAATTTTTGATTAAATTATTTCTTTCTTATGACCTCTAGTCTTTTCCCATCACCAGTATCTCTTGTTACTACCGCACTATCTTGTGACGCTTTTACAAGGAATGGGACTTTACCATCTGTTGTGGTATCTATTGTATTCTTTACACCCTCAAAACTACTTTTTCTATACCCACTTAGATAGTCTGAAGGTGGTTGGTATTCAGCTTTCTTAAATGATGATGAATACGCGTGAAGTGCAGAACTTGAAAATTCTGCGTAAATTGTATGACTTAAATTCGTAGTTAAGGCTTCTCCAACAGCACCTGAACCGGTATAAAATATATCTCTTGTTTCAAATCTATCACTCAATCTTGATGATGATATAATCGGATGTACAGCTTCACTAAATAATACTTCTTGTAGTTTTACTCCCTCTGGTGAACCACTAGGTAACATAGTCGCATAAGTTCTAACAAAAGAGTCTTTATATCTATCATCATTTAGTGATGATGATAATGATGCACTTCCAATTAAATAAAGTGAAGGTTCGTGTGCGAAACTTTCTGATACTGTTCCTCTGTAATTATCTACTGAACCGGAAGCAGATATTACTGCTCTACGGCGTGATTGTGTTGCTTCTAATAAACCAACATTTATTTCACCCTCCCTTAATAGACTATCCACACTTGGTGGTTTAGAAGTTATTACTTTTGGTCTTTCCAATATTGTTGGTTCAATTACTATACCAAAATTAAATTTAGCTCTTGCAGGCATTACCTTTTTAATTTGTTCAAATATAGCTTGGTCATAATATTTAATTAATCTCATATAATCCCAGAAGTTATTTGTTCCTGTGTATTTTTGGAAATAAGATTCTGCTAATTTTCTTAAACCTCTATAAAATAATTCTTGTTCGTCTCTTGGGTCTGCTATTTCTTTGTCTATATCTAAATCTGCTATAGACTCTATAATATCTCTATTGATTACATCTGTCGGGGAAAAGAACACTCCGACTTTATTTGAATCTATTGGTGATGTATCATAAGAACTTTCCTCTGTTCTATAATCTACTGATAAACCAGAACCAGTTGGTATCCAATTTTCTTCTATACGAACTTTTGAGTTACTCAATTTGTATCCAATATTTGGTACTAATGCTTTTTCTTCTTGTTCTATATTACTAAATGTATTTGCTGTAAATCCAACTGCACTACCCGATTCAAAAGCTCCATCTGTTCCTGCAAATAATTTTTGGTCAGGTGCTATATTGTTTAGATTTATTGATGATGCTAAATTTTTATTATCATCTAATCGTAATCTATATATTAAATCTGTAAATGATGCTGAAGAATGATTACCATTAATCGCTTTTGGAGCGGCTGTATGGTTGTTAAACGCTGATTCTGTTAGTGGTGAATTATAATATCTTATTTCTTGTAATGAACCTGTGAATTCTACACCCAAATCACCAAAAGAACCTGTTGAACCGAAGAACACATCACCACTTGCAGTCCATTGTCCATTTATATGAGCTGAAGCTGATGCGTCACCTGAAGTTGAACCACTCAATGTCATTGATGTTGATGAATCGTAAAGTATTTTACTTCTACCAGATTCATATTGTTTTACAAATAAATTATATTTTATACTTGATGTTGTTTCAAACTCGTTCTTTACTTCTTGGTCATATCCACTACTTAATTCTCTTGTAACACCGACTGACCAAAACTCATTATTGAATACTGGAAATAAAGAGGAAGTTACACTCTCTGATACGGAACCTGTTAATGGAAGGGAACTACTTATGACAAATTCTACTTTACCTTTATTATCACCCGTTGAACCTTCATCCAACAATCTTATTGCAAAATCACCATCTTTGGCTACCAAAACTTGATTAGAACTTGAAGCGGCTTTAAATCTAAACTCAATAGTATCTGGTGTTCGTAAACTACCCGATGCTTCTTTCCATTGGGTTTGAACATATTGACTATTTTTAAAGTCTAAAACTTTTGTAAACCTTTGTTGAATATCGAAGTTTGGTTGATATTCTTTTACATCTGGTCCACCATATTCTTTTATTCTTAAAATTGTTGGTGGAATACCATATGAATTGACAAGAGCTTGAATTGACTCTTTTGTTCCTTTTCTTTTTAGGATATAAGGCATACTCGATAGAACACGACCCCATATTTCCCTTTCAATATCCTTTTCAGATTCTTCTGAATAAACTTCGTATGTTGATGCAGTTGCTGAACCACTTAATTGATATCCTTTTATATATCTATGTAATTCTACTAGTTCTTTACCAGATGGTTGTTTCCAACCGAAAGCATCTGAAATAGTCCAAACCAAGTCCTTTGATAATCCTTTTGTTAAATCTTCTCGTCTATCATATGTGTCCTCAAACGCTTTAATATAAATTAACAAGTTATCAAAATAATGTCCAACCATATCTAGGAAATCTAAAAATGGTTGATTTTCTGAATCTCTTACCAAGTGTTCGGGAACTAAATTTATTAAACGATTTGGGTTACTATTGTCATATGATGAAGCGGAAATTATATTATTGTTATACCAAGTTGTAGCGGCTGAAGCTGTTACATCTGTCAATGTATATGGTTTAGATGAATTAGATTTCGGCCAACTTGTATCAAATTGTAATCCAAATGAACTTGATTCTGCTGAAGAACTTTGATGATACAAATATTTTTCATAGTGGTCAAAATTATTTATGATACCATTTTTTAACTCTTCATTTTTTGCTATCACCGAATCATATACCGATGATGTTGTTCTTGCTTTTATTGCAAAAGATGCACTTTCAAGTGTATATGCTTCGTATTGTTGTAACTTTGTTCTAAAGTTTTTTAGTCTTTTTTCTACCGAACCAAATGTTGAGAAGTTTTTATAATCATTATAATCTACATTTATATTTGCAGATTTACTACCACTCTGTATTTCATTGAACAATGAACTTGATAAAAAATTATTATTAGTATAAATATCATCTAAACTTTTCTGACTACTCTTAGAATTATTAATGTAATCTATTGATTGGTCTGATGGTTGTCTTAGTATTGGGTCACCCAATTCTGCATCTTCAAAAGGATACAATCTTATTTTTTCCCTAATGGGTTCTGACATCTCTTGGACAATGTGAACATTTTGTTTTGTTTGAATATTATTTGGTAATTCATCATAAGTTTTCAAAACAACTGAATGTGGTTCTATTTTTACACTCTCGACATCTGTCTGTGAATTTACAATTACTGCTTTTTGGTTGTTACCAAAATCAATTAATGTATTTAATTTTTTATAGTCAAAGTTATTATAATCTATAACCCAGTTTGTACTTTGGTTAAATGTTCTTGGGTCTAGTCTCTCGTCTAGTTGGTCTTTTAAAGTATCTTGTGTAATAACAATACCTTGTGTAATATCTATATCTTTAATTTTTGACTTGAACGATTGATATATTTTATTTGGAATATCAGTCACTACCGTGGTTTGTCCATCACCACCTTCACCATCACCACCTTCACCATCTGTTGAAGACTCGTCAACTACTCTCCAATTTCCAGGAACATCGTACACTTCGTTTTCACTTTCATCTGGTCCACTTTGTAAAGTAACATATACCTTTGCAACAACAGTCCAATTTCCTGCTTTGTTTTTGAAGTCTATTGTTAACTCTGAGTTATCACTTTTTGGTTGTGGGTAAAATCCCGCACCATTTCTTGATAACAAGAATTGATATCCAGTTATTGTGTATGATGAATCTTTATCTATGGTTTCTACTTTGATTTTCCCTTGTTGGNTATCATTGGTAACATTGAAAANATNGTTTCCATCAGAGATAGAAAAATTAGGGCCNTATATTAATTTAAATTCCATTAGTAGTTAATCCCTTGTTCTATAAATGAATTAGCTAATTTAACCCCACTACGATTATAATCTGGTAATACTGCTATCAAATTTTCCTTATATATAGTAATCTTATTTTGTCTTTTATTTGAGTAAATACCTTTATCAAATGTTAACTCAAATTTTGCATCATACAATAGACCAGTTTCTCTTAGTCCATTGTCAGGTAATGGTAACACACCATCGATTATTGTTGTTCCAGTTCCAATCTTTGTTTGTCTACTTGTAAATACATTTTCTGTACCGCGTATAATATCTTTACCAATTAATGTTACTTGTAATGTTGGGTTTAGTTGTTTAATTTTTAATAAGTCTGATAATGTTGCATTTAGTCTAAATGGAAAACCAGTTTTTCTAGCTGTTATATAACCCATTATGAAAGCTCCGTTAAAAAGTTTACGACCAGAGCCTTTTTTTACTGCCAAGGCTGTTTCATACATATCTCGTTCTCCACCACCACCACTATCATTAGCAACATCTTCGAATGTATCACTAAATATAATATTATCGGATTGTTGTTGGTCTCCGTTATTTATTCTTGCGTCACCAAATCTTGGACCACCTCTTCTCTCAATAGCAAACCCATCATTAGTTGCACTTAATTCTGTTAAATCCATTATTTCAAATGCATCACTAATGACGAAATCACCACCAATCATATTTTTATTTAATTGTATAGAATTGTCACCAGCAAGTGTAAATTCATTTGAATTATTTGAATTTGGATTATCAAATAACATTACATCTGTGTTTAAATTATTAGCATAAGTTACAAGTTTTTGTTCTGTTAGTGCTCTGAATTGTCTTTTGTATTCGTCGTTTTTAATCGGTAAAGTTGCTAATCTAATTTCTTTTCGACCATTTGATACTTCGTGAATATAATACTTATAATCCACTTCTCTTAATGGTTTTCCTGATTCTCTTTCAACAACACTATTATCAATTAACACATCATATTCCCCAGTATAAATTTCATTTTTTTGATTGAGTAATACTGGTTCACTACTTCCGGCTACTTCTCTTAGGAAGTTAAATTCAATTTCATAATCACCCGAAAAGTATCCATTTTTTCTTAATATAATTCCTGGATTTATTTCAAAGTTATCATCAACATTTGTATATTGAACTGGTTCATCAAGTCTTATTGAATCTAATAAAGTTCCATTAGTATTAAAAATATTCATCTCGATATAATCTCTTGATGACTTACCAAACTCTGTTCCGATATCCTTACCAAGTACAGTTTTTTTACCAGTTGAAATTATATCATAATCTTTATCTGATATTTTTGATTTTTGTTTTTTATTTATCCAATGTGCCATAATTAACCTGCATTATAAACCATTGGTGTACCCAATGGAATTAAATCTAAATCTTCCTTTTCAATAACTAAAATTTCATATTCAATAAATGAAGACAAGAGAGTTCCTATATAGGAATTAAAAATTTGTTGTGTTGGAAATTGTCGTTTAGAATTATTTTCTATATAATAAATTTGTAGATAATTTTTAATTCTTTCTTCGTCTGTACTAACTGATATATTATTCCAACCTTTTGGAGCTACAATATCACCATTTATTAAATCTATTGTATAACCATCAGTTCTTTCTCTCGGAAATTTTCTTGATGGTGTTAGTAATGATAAACTTACTATTGTTCCGTCTGCATCTTGTTGGGTAAATAGTTTAGGTTCTAATAAATTTTCTTGTGGTTGGTCTACTAGTCTTACGACTGGTAATGAATCTCTTGTATCAATCAATTCATTAATACTGGTATCGATTGTTAAATTAAATTTTTCACCCGATGAGAACACTGGATACATATTTTTGTGAATTATATTCTGGTCTGGTGAGTCAAGTCCCGCTCGTTTGAAAGGTTCTTTCAATCTTACTTCATCATCAATGTCTTCAAAACTTAAAAGAGTATTATTCTTGTCAACAATATGTTGTCTGATTTCATTTTCCTCTTGTTCCTCTTTTGATTCGTTTAAGTAAGTAATATACTCATCTCTTCTTGCTTCAATTCTATCTTGATACCATTGATATGTTTCTAATTCTTCTCGTGTGTAAGGCATTTTTTTACCTCGTTACTTTAAATATGTGGTCTTCGTCTAGTATATGTTCTACTCTTGTATTTCCACTACCACTTACAACTTTGTATAAGAAACGATAGTGTCTCTCTGGTTGAAACGCATTTAAATCCATTCTGAAATAGTTTCCACTAGCATCACAACTTAAATATGAACCGGATGAAAATGGAACGATTGTATCTTCTGTTAGTGCATCTCTAACTGAATATTGACTTTGACTTGGAATAAATTTTACTGTTAGATTTTGTGAACTTGTTGAATAGGTTCTTGTTGGAAATCTTTCTCTACCATAAACTCTAAATTTAACTTTTGATTTTTCTTTATACTCTTCTCTCAACCCTTTCATATAAATTGTAACTTCATCTACATCATCTGCATCTAAAGTTGATAATGAACCAGTATTAAATATTGAATCATCATATTCTACTTCTAACTTTGGTGGATAAACGGTGTGGGTGTCTCTTGAAAAGAACGCGAAATTTCCAAGTCTCTCTGTACTTCCCTCATCAACATTACTATCAGAGTTCCCTACACTACCAGAACGTTTAACAATAAATCCTTCATTAGCTATTGAACCACTAACCCATTTAGTTACAATATCTGTAACATCCATTCTCATATCAGTTGTTTCGTGATTGAACGATTGAGACGCTTCATATCCACTACCAGTAAACCAAGTTCCACCAGTATTATTTGAACCACTTGTCCATTGAGTTCCTGTTGTTGCTCCATCACGATATCTCCAAGAACAACCTTCAGTAGTTGCTGGTTGGTCAAAGAATCTACCATCACCTTGAACCCACGATTGACTTACTGCGTAAGCATATAAAGATTGACTTGTTGTTAATTCTTTTGAATTAGCGTCATATAAATTTAAGTAATATCTTGCGTTTTCAGGAATTGTTCCTGCTACAATTGACTCTGATATATTTGTTGTACTGAATTTAATTACTACTCTTGATGTATTAATAACCGAACCATCAGCGTTCATATCCTTACGAACTTCTAATACTTCGTCTAATCCTGTATTTCTACTTTGTGTAGCACTACCTTCATATAGTGTTGAGTCTTTTTCTGCGAATTCAAATAAATGCATTATTAAAATCCTCCTTCATTAGTATTTGTTCCGACACCTTGACCACGAATGTCTTTTAGTGGAAATCTTAATTCAAATATACTTGGGTCTAGTGATGGGTATAAAATTCCATTCTTTAGTGCTCCATCAACATCATATCCATTACCACTATAGCCTTCAGATGTTTCATATTTATTTAATATTTTAATATCTGTTACTGAAGCTACACCATCTACCAATGATATTTCATATCCTAAATCACTCAATACTATTGGTTGATTTATTTGCCATCTATCAATGTTGAAAAACTCTAATATTCTTTCGTTTACTAATGCAATAACTTGGTCTTGTGAATAGTTTGCTTTTGTGATAATTTGATAATCAACACCTATGTTGATTACATATGCATTCTTAATATTTACCGCATCTGTGATTGGTCTAAATCTTGATAAATAAGTTTTTAAATTTTCTTTTACAGCTCTATTAACTATTGAAAGTTGTTTATTAGAATTGTATCCAAGAACATACAAGTTTAATGCTAGTGGATTGGGTATTCTAGTCTGTATTTCTGAAAGTGGTTTACCGACATCTTCTTGTGTTATCTCGTAAGTTGATTGTGGTGTTCCACTTAATTGGTCATCTTGTACAATATATGCTTTAGCTATGTTACCATACTTGTCTGGTAATGCATATGTTCTAATAATATAATCTTCTTTAGTAACTGCTCTACCTTGTGCTTGGAAATAAGCTTTAATATTTTCTCTCAGTTCCTCCACACTTTCAGCTCCAAGACCACCACTTGATGCTTCTGGATTAGAAATTCTAACTGATTGTTTTACTGTATCTAATACTGATTGGGATAAACTAGTAGAATTTATTTCTAACGTAATACCAGCTATTTTATTAATCTCATCCACACCAACATTGTCTTGAATACCACCACCATATTGATATGAAATTGTTAATGTAGTGTTAGAAGGTGCTAGTCCATATGTTTTTGTTTTTAAAAAATTACTTGGGTCAAATGTTTCATAAATCTTTGAAGGACTATCTGCTAGGTTGGAACCAACATTGTCTGGATTTGGAATAATTTCCTCATCGGCGTTGTCACTAACACCAGCTCCGAATCTTAATTCTGTTTTCCCATCTGGTCTTCGATATATCGTAAATCTTCGTGATACTCTTTTTAATTTTAATAGATAAGGAACATCATCTGAATATTGTGCTAGTGTTGGGTCATTATCCGAATCATTGTGTACTTCATCAAATACAGTATCTTGAGCTAGTGAATCAACTTCATTCCAATTGTTTCCATCAGAATCTACAACACTTATAATATCTATAATATTATTGTTCGATAATTTAATACTTGAATATTTTTTAGCCCCACCAAACGTAAAGTCTTCACTTGTAACAGCACCACTTTGTGCTCTTACTTGTTTTTTTAATAAATAAAATGTAGGTGAATCGTTACTATCTGTTTCGAATACCGTTGTAACTCTAGTTGAATTCGTACTACTAAATCTAAAATCACAACCTTGTATTGTTCTAAATGTTACTCCATCTGATGTTTCAACACGTGCTCCTACTGGAACATTTAATGCATAATCATAGTCGGGTTCTATACTTGAAGCTGTTCCTTTAGCAGGAACTAGTTGGAATATATCTAATGTTACTGATGAAGGAGCTGTTAGTCTTGGTTTATATCCAAAGGTTTGTGCCATTGAATAAAGAGTTCTTAATTCTTCTGAATATCCTAATAGTGATTCTTTAAATTGTGAGTCAACATAATATGACATTACATCACCAACATAAGCTGCCATTTCAATAAACATCATACCTGGTGAAGACTCATTAAAATCTTTGTGTGTGTTTGGATAATATTGCTTAGAAAACTCTATTAGATTATTTCTAATCTGAGAGAAGTCTTTATTTAAATATCGTACTTCTTTGGTTGATTTTTCATTATTGTTACTTCCGTATGCCATTGTTTACTCCTAATAGCTTGTTGTTGATTCTGATGTTGTGTCAAAATTTAATGTAATGGAATCAAATCTATTTGGTTCATAGTTTAAAGAAAAATCTATATCAACTTTTGTTTCTGTTGGTATAGTTTCGTTTTGAATTACATCAACTTTTGCTATATCAATGTAAGGTAACCAAGTAGACATAGCTTCTTGTATTTCTTGTTTGATTCTATCTGTTAAATCTTCTGTATATTGTTCAAATAATAATTCTCTTAAACGAGAACCGAAATCAGGTTGCATTACTCGTTCACCTTTAGCGGTTAATAAAAGGTTTTTTACATTGGAACCAGCTTGTTCTAATGTTGTCTGTGATTGTGGAAACAATCCTGACCTTCCTCTATTAAAAGGTAGTTTTAAACCAATACGAATATCTGGGTTTAAATCATTTTCTCTTGCACTTGCCATTAATTACCTTTTTTATTTTTATTGATAGCTTTCATTAAACCAGAATAGTCCCTTGTTAGAGCGTTTGTTAAGTGCTCTGGTGCTGTTTCTGGTGTTAGACCTGCACTTCGTAAAGTGCTTGCGGCCGCTACTTCTCGTTTAACCTCCTTGTTCCCAACTCCACCACCATATCCTAGTAGTTCAGTCATACGGCTTGAATCAAATGTATCTCCACCTAATGTTGGATAGTCGTCTTGTTGACTTGCAGTTTCATTTAGAATTTTGTTAAGTGTCGGATTATCCGTGAACTTTTGTTCCTTAACTTTTCTCTTCTTAACTACTGGTTTTGCTTTGGGAATATTCGTTTCGTTAATAAGTATATCAGTTATCTGTTTTTTAACCTCTTGTTTGACAACTTCTTTTATTAATGATACTAATTTACCTTGTTTCATTTCTACTCCTAATCTGTTATAATATCCTGTCTTAAAAACTTTAATCTTGCAATTTCATTAACTAAGTTTACAACTTTTGTCAGAGCTAATCCATAACTTACTGGGTCTGTTGCAATGTTTGGTGTTGCTTTATTTAGTTCTGCTTGAGCTGTTGTTAGTTCATTTTGTAATTTTACGTACTCATCCGTTTTCAATGTCGGACTAGTCTTCGTTACATTCCTCAATGTCTCCATTGGATTTGGAAGTTTTAAATTACTTAATTTTTCTTTTAATTGTTTTAATTCTTCAAATTCGTGTTGTTCGACAGTGGTGAGTTTTCTAATTTCCTCAACACACTTATCTATTTCAGCTTTAATTACTTTAACTGGTCTACTTCTTATATTATCTAAAAGTTTTTTAGTTTTACCTGTAAATATTGTTCCTTCTTTTTGATTATGTTTTACTTCAACATTTTTACCAATAAGTTCATTAAGTTCTCCTGATTGTTGTTTGAGAACTTGTTTAGCATTTAAAACAATATAATCCGCATCCAATACAATTACTGAACCTTTGGAATAAATATCACTTAGTTCTTTATTTGGATTTTTTACATTTAAACTCCCACCTTTACCTTGAACATAAATTGAAGCATCATCTTTGTTTAAATTATTTTTTACTGGTTCATTTATTTCAAGTCCGTCTGTATTATGTCCGGCTATTATTTGAACACTTGGAACAAAATCATTCTCACCAATTTTTATAGAACTTCC